AGAATAATGACAAGTGCAGAGAGGAAAATTCTCATAATGAATCAGAATGAATCAGGCAAAGATGTAACCGTTGTCGAAATCACGGGTCACATTGTTGTCACGAATGTACCAGCAATAATCCTTCTGAAAAACACCATCGGTGACAGCATTACAGAAGCGGTCGATGAGTGCGTTCAAGCGTGATTTAGTGGTGTTGGATTGCCAACCTCCATCAAAGATTTGGAGATAGTCATCACCAACCTCAGCAATCTTGTTACCATGAAGACGAACAATAGAAACACCATTCTCTTCATTATAGTGAACAGAAGTGTTTGCAGATTGCCAGTTCTTGTTGTTAGCAACTGCTTCGTTCATCAGGGTTTCGATCTTACGCATGTTTGAAAATTAAAGGGAAAGTTGTTCTTACACTATAGGGACACTTTAGGTGGCCCACTAATTACATTCCATTGATAAAATCATGGAGTGCAGCATCATATTCTTCTTGAGTTTGATATACTCTACCATGAATGTTCAGTGGGAAAGTTTTATCAACTCCTGCTGCTGCAACTGTCTCACAGTCAGCACGATCATAACCCATTTCAATGAGATTTTCGACGTAAGGATTTGTCATCATTTGTTTTCAGTAAGGCGGAAGATTGCAGCGATCTTATCTACAACTCGGTTGTAAATAATCTCATCATAAGTGTCATCACCATCAAAGTGATCTTGATATTCAGAGAGAGCACGATCGATGATAGTCCACTCATCATCTGTAAAAAGACCTTTGTAGATAGTGGCAGACATTTGTTGATCAGTCATAATTAAGAAAGTGAGATTAGTGTATCAGTCGCGGTCAGAAATGTTCCAAGTTCCATAAGTTGCATTGTCAAAATCTGCATCAGAACATGCGCGACGGCAGGCGCGTTCTTGACGCTCAGCTTCAAGAACTTCAAGTGCAATAGATGAGAGGAAAGAGTTGGAAGCGGCAATGCCGTTGGAGTCAAATTTCATTGGTTTCTTGTTCATACAACTGAGACACTTTGCAGGGCCCACTAATTATTCTTCTAGCAAATGTGGGTAGTATTCTTCTACCTCTGCAATCAATTCATCAACAGAATACTTATCATAACTCTCGCTCATGTTATCATAAAGAATTGCCATCATAGTTTTGATGTCCATGTCATCCAAGATCTGTTGAATCATGCTGTCTTGGAGTGCATCACGATCGATGATTTTGTCGTTAGTCATTGTCATTTTGAAGGAAAGTTTTTGCAGACAGCATCACACAGGATGCGACATAAATCTTCTGCTAGTTGTGATCTTTCGTGAATGTCATCAATGGGCAGATCAAATGTGAACTCATCAACAATAGCATCAATGTCCTCCATTAGTTGTTCACGGGCAGTCAACATTTCAAGTTGGTCCATCATTTTAGTGTGAAGATAGTCTTTAATAAGTGACATAAACTCAGCAAGATGCGGGCATGTATTGTTGTGGTTCAGTCAGAAAATCTGTGACCTCATAACCATGAATGTCGAGACGAGAATTGCACGTTTCAATCATCTCTTTTTTGTTGAACAATCGCATGGATTGAGTTTCACCTTTGAACTTCAAAGTATAAACAAACTTATCAGTCAAAATAGCATGAGGGCGAAACTCAACGACCATGGAATGACGTTTGGAAGAAAGTTGCATCAGAGAAAAGAAAGAATGAATCGGTGCTTATACTACAGGGACACTTTAGGTGGCCCCCTTTGTGTCACCCTGCTAATTCTTGTTGAAGCAGCATATATTGCTCTTCTGAAACTTCATTAACACAGTCTTGAATCACAGTGTAAATGTGATCGATGTTGCCAACATCATTGAAGATACGTTCAGTCAGTTCAGGATTCTCATCACACGGATATAACTCATCTCCATCATCTGTTATGATACAAACATCCTCTTTGGTGTAAATCCATGCGCCACAGTATGCATCTTCACCCTGAGCTTCGATCAGTTTGTTGACTCGTTCTTGCAGTTGTTTGAGAGTGTAGTTCATCAGTCTTCGATGGTGATAGAGTGAATTACAAAGTTGGGATTGAGTCGATTACATGTAGCAATCGCTTCTTCTTTTGTTTCTTTGATGTAACCTAAACAGTCATTCATAATCCAACCGTTTGCGCGATGGAATTGACCGTGAAGAAGGAATTTAGTCTCTTGAGTGTTGTTCATACTACAGGGACACTTTAGGTGGCCCAATGTTCATCAGTT